TTGTTACAATATCTAATGCAGTTCCAAGAACTCTTCTTGCTATTGCTACTCTTAATGCAACAGTTGCATAGTTTTTTCCATGAATTGGAATTGTTTGTCCATTTAATGATTTTTTAAATTCATTAACAGCTAGGACTAGCCTATCTTTTATATCAGCCATATAGTTATTCCTCCTATAGTTAAAATTAAAAGAGCTGATAAAATTCTTCTTTTAATTTGTTTATTACGTTGGTCCAATTTTCTTTGGATGTAAAAATCTTCTAAGTTCATGATAGCTTCCATAATAATTTAGCTTCTTTAAGTAATTCTGCTGGCATTCCATTCCATGCAAATGGATGATCTAGGTTCATGTCCATCATTCCAGCTGCTTCTTCTATAATTTCTTCTCTTGTTAAATGTTCAAACATTGCTAAAATTTTTTCTCTTCTTCTAAAAGTGTTAAACATTATTTGTAAATTTTTTTTCATTCCATCTACTGTTAGATGTGGACAGTTAGTGCTATCAAAAATTACATAACCATCTTTTGTTGCGTAAAGTAAATATGCTGGAACTTTAAATTGAAAATGTGCCGCATAAGTTGCCACCTGGACACAATGATTAAAACTAGCGGTAGCTGGAACAGATGAAACAAGAAAAGATCTGTTTCCATCCTTTTTAACTTTACCAAGCCTAGACCATTTGGTCTTTAGTTCAATAATCTTATGAGGAAAGGCATCTTGCGATGTCGGATTTAGCTCTGAGAGAGATTTACCGAACTCATGATTATTGATACCATAATCAAAATCAATACGACCTACTGTAGGCAACAATGGAGCACAAAATCCTTCCAGTTGATCGATTGATATTTGTCTTTCGCAAGTTATAGGACTTGCTACCGCCAGTTTTTTTAATCCAGATAAAGCATGATTAATTACTTCTGGAATTTCTTCTAAATATTTTTGTTTTTTATCGCTATCCTTTTCATCATTAGGAATATACTCTTTTAATTTTTCTATCTCCTCCTGGAGTGCTGCATCTTTTGTAATTTTTTCATTCGTTGTAGCTGCAACTTTTTTCTTAACTGGATGTAATTTATAAATTGTATCTGCGTAAATTCTTTGAAGAACTTCTCCAACAATTTTGCCAGCTTCCATAGCTGCATTAGATGGAAGTAATTCTCTTCTCATCTTCTGGTCCATAAATACATATTTGAATAACCAAGCTGCATCTGGAATTACAAATTGTGTTGGAGAGAAATGATTGATGTTTGTTTTTTGTGCGAAGAGAGGAAGAGTGTTTTGTAAAGCTGCTTCTAAAGGATCGTTAATTTTTTGCTCTGTTGATTTTATAATCATGTAAGGACATATAAGACCTCATGATAATATGTAAAACTCTTTATGCGTTTTGGATAAACTTATTTTTCGGAAATATTCTCTTTGGTACGATTAGATCCGAATGGAACGATGGTAGCTTTTTTGTTCTTAATATGTTGCATAAACCATTCAACAAATTCTACTCTAGGATATAAAATTTTGTCATTTAATCTGAAATAAATTTTTGGTCCTTTATCTGCTAATCTCCATTTTTTTAATGTGTTTCTTGGTATCTGGAAATCATTTTCAATATCAATATCAGTTGCTGTTTGCTTTTCTTTTATCCAATCTTCAAACATTATTTTTTACCACCAACTATTTTTTTGAATGGAAATTTTTTTATTTTTTTTGATTGTAAAAACAATTCCTCTCGATTTTGTTCATTAATTTGTTGAGTTACTTTGTTAATTTGATCAATCATTTTTTGCATTTGCTCTTCTTGTTCTTTTGCAATTTGAGCAACTTTTATTTTTTGCTCATTAGAAACTTTTGCATGATGTTCAGCATATTTCATAGCTTCTTTTTTATATTCTTGCTCTAATGCTAATTCTTTTTTTAACTTTTCAATTTCCATTGAAAGCTGCTCTTCTTTTCTTACTAATTTTTCATCTGGTAAAGCGGCTGCTAAATGAGTTCTATCAACTACAGCTTCTGGATTTAATAAAACAATTATTGGTGCAATGAATGTAGGTTTAAAATCTTGTAAAATAAATTTATTTTGATTTTCAACATAAGGATCTGGGTTAATTAAATTACTTCTACCTCTTATTTCTTCGTAAGTTCCAAAATAAAAATGTGTTTCTGTATCATTAGAAAATTCTGGAGGACCAACTGGAACTTCAACACCAACTACGCATAATTGATTTATATAATTTTGTTCTTTATTTTCTGCTCTGTAATAAAAAGCAACTTTGTTATGATACATAGATCCTCTTGCTACAACTTTAATCGCTTTTATATCTGGTCTAAAAATATCTCTTGGAACAACTACAACTTCTAAATCTTTTTCATTAGCTTTATAACTAAATAATCTTCCTGGTGCATAATCCTCTTCAAGCTCTGTACTTTTTAATAAATCACATTTACTCCAGATTGGAATTGATTTTTTTTCAAACATTAAATCAACTGGATCACATTGTAATTTTTCAGCATATTGTATTGCAAGTTCTCTTGATATTTCTCTTCCACCACTCACATGATGATATAAAGATGGTGCTTTAATTCCAGTTTGTTCAGCAAAACTTCTAGCACTTAATCCAGTGCTTTGAATTTTTCTTCCAAGTAATGTTCCTGGAGATGTTTTAATATTATTAAGATTTAAGAATTTTGAATTTCTAAATTTTTCAACAAACTCATTGTGCATTTTAGCTCTTTTCATTTCATTCTTTTTTCTATCAATAATTTGTATAGCTCTTTTAAAAACTGCATCTTCCTCTCCATATAAATGAAGTTGTTTTGTTTTATCTTTTTCTTGTCCAGGTTTAGCTTTATAAATAAATAAAACATCTGCCATTGGAGTTCCTAATAAACCTTTTGGTGGAGTTCTTACGATTGCGTAATCCTCTAATTCTGAAACAGAGGTCCAATCTCCAATTTGTTTTTCTTCTACTTTTTGCATTTAAAATTAAATCTTTGAATTATTTTTAAAAATTTTCGATATTTTAAAATATTATGACCATAAAATTCTTTTATTAATTCTTCTGATGGTCTTATGCTTATAATTTTTTTATCTTTTAAAATTTTATCATGTGGATCTAAAACAATAAAACTGCCATTTGCTAAACAATCTTTTAATATTTTTTCAACATGGCGATCTGATTTTCGAATATATCTTTTTAATTTTTCTAAATAAATTGGTTCTTTTTTTGAAGAAAAATAAATAACATAATTTAAAACATTCCATCTATGAGGATCTTGAACAAAATACTTCATTAAAGGAAATCTTTTAAATGAACTTATAAAAGTTAATTCATTTCTGGCAAATGCAGCTGATAACGAAAAGGCACTTTCTAATTGTAAATTAAAATTTATTTTTTTAAAATCTTCTTTAGAATTGTTTACTATATTGTTTCCTCTTTTTGCAAAAATTTGTCTCTGCGTATTGTTCACTTGTCAACCTTTCTTGTTACAATGTAACCATAGTGAGCACATGAATAATATCGAAAGTTTTTCGGTATAAACCAGTCAACAACTCTAATTTTATTAGATTTAGGTCTTTTCATATTATTATCTTATATAGTTATACAACCTAAAAAAGTAAAGGAGTTTATCCAAATTGCATAAATTTTGTTGACAACTTATCTGAGTAAATTATTGAGGTTTTATGGCTAGAAATGAGCAATATCCAGGAGTTTTAAAGACATCCTACTCAATATGGCATAGAAATCAGCATAATGGCATAGCTTATTCAGATATTGATAAAATAAGCCAATGTCCAGCATGTGGAAAAGCCTTATTTATTGCTGATTTAATATTTAATGCAAATGACCAGTATAAAACAAAGCCTTTTTATACAAAGAGGATTTACTTGGAAATTGCAACAGCTCTACAAATACCTTTTTTTGAAATTTATTACACAACAGAAGGCAGAGAAGATAATGGTCTATTAGAAAGGCTCTCTGTTCGAAGAATAGCTCCAAATAAGAGCAACCTACTCCACATTAGTTTAGATGAGTGGTTACAATATTTAGAATTAAAGGTCCAGGAGCACATTCCAGTTTGCCAATCAAAAGACTACCTACTCAAAAGAATTACTGAAGATAACGAACACAATAAAAACTTTATAAGGAGGAATGATTATGTCAAAGTTTTATCTTACAGATCCTAATATTATTAATGCAGCACTAACTGATAAAGAGTTTAGAATTTATCACTATTGCTGTTCAAACTATAATGTTCAAAAGAGATCTGCGTTTATTAGAATTGTAGATATAGCTGGTTTATTCCAACTTACTAAAAATGAAGTTGAAGAGCTGCTAATTAAATTAAGTCAAATTAAAGTTAACGATTTGCCATTAATTAGTATGCAGAAAAAAAAGTTTATTTCTTTTGATATGCCAAGCCATAAAAAATTTATAGAAAGTCTAGGTTTTAAAAAATATTCTAATCAAGGATTTAGAACTTTAAATGGTCATTTCAGGCAGATCCAGGAAGCACAACAAAATAGAATTAAAGAATATATTTATCCAACATTGGACCAGTACGAACTTTTGGAGAAGCTAGAAGATTTGCCAACAGAAGAATTAAATAAAATTAAACCAGAACAATTACAATATCCATGGGTACTAAAGAATGTCATCAAAAATAGACCATGAATTAAATCAATATTTATTTGTAAGAACTAACATAATTAATATTCTTGCAGATGCTGCTGTTGCAGAGAGATTTATCAGAGCTCCAAATAATAAAAGATGTCCAAGTATGTATCAAATGCTTGAGACTTATTATGATAAAAAAGACTGGGGTTATCATGTTGAGCCTAAATTAAAATTAAGAGGCACTCCAAAACAAATGCAAAATTATGATACAGCAATAGATCTGCTATTGATGATTGATACAGATATAGACGAAGATCCAGTGTTAATGCGTAAGATCTCTTGGATGAGAGCTAACAGAAACAAATGGACAAGCATTGGAAAGTATTTTGGTATTCATAGAACAAGTGTTAAGAGAATGTATGATAGAGTATTAGATAAGCTATCAAATAAAGTTATTACTGAAAGTGTTGACATACTAGTCAAAAAGTTTAGTTAATTAACTTATCCTCAAATATTTTTATAAAATAAATCACATAAGATAAAATATTAAAACATCATAGTTGCAAAGTTATCTGTGAGCTGTACAATAATAAGAACTGCTTTCAAACAGAATAATAGAAACTGTTGGAACTATTTTTTTTTCTCTTTTTTTTTTCATACAGATATTAGTTACAATGAAATTCAAACTGGTTTGCCAAACATGAACGAGACAGTGTAAGAGAAAATGCCTTGCTCCTGGCATAATGATGAAGAATGGCAACATAAGATGTAAGGTGCATGGTGGTTATTCTACT